ATTATTCAACATAGCGTCTAAATTCGCTATTTGCATCTCTATTTCTGTCAATTTAAAACGTTCTCTTGTCACAATATAATCAACTTCTAACAACGCTTTTTTCTTCATTGCGTTTAGCAGCTTTTTGTACATATCTGAAAGTCCATATTCGCTAATATAACTATCATAAATCCTTTGCCACGCTTCAATATCTTCCTCTTCTGTGCCTTTTTTGTCTCTTCTAACGTACGTTAATTCGTTCGATGTACATTTTATCCAATTATGTAACGGAAGTTCGTCAATAGCCTCGTAATAATCTGAGGCTTTCGGTATAGTATTTTTCTTTAAGCTCTTTGATAAGTTTGATTTTACTCTCGTCAGTAAGCCCGAGAATTTTGTCCGTAAATCTTTCAAGTAAATCCGTGCCATCGTCTTTTATTCCGTCTGCATTAATAATTATCCCATCAGGCAACACCTCCATCATAAATGATTTATAGAAGTCACCGCTATCTTTTAAAGTGTATGGAGTATTTGCTACCTTTTCGGGGTTAAATTCCATCTGTGTACGTACTGAATAAACACCGATTACTTGATTATCTTCGTTAACTCCTTGTTCAAAAAGTTGGTCAATACGTATAAAATCAAGAACTTTTGTCTTGAACTTCATATCTGAGAACACGTAAAACCATATTTCACGCTGTGAAAGTGCCTTGCTGCGCTCCATCAAATCACCCAAAACCGTGTCCATTAACCCCATTAGCACAAAGTTACAATAAAAAAAGGGTGCAACCGTAGCCACACCCTAATTTATCCTTTCTAAAGATAGTTATCACTTCTTAGTTGAACGCTTCTTGACACCTTTATTTGCCAATTCAAACGCTACCTTTACCACGTTGGGCTTGATATGTTTGAACAACAAATAAGCGTCTTTCAGCGACTTGTCAGTTAATTGCTCAACTGCAAACTGTGTGCTTCCTACTTGAACGTACATTATACTTCTGTATAAGATACTTCACCGTCAAAACCTGCCTTAGATACACTCAAAACCATTGCATCACCAGGAGCACCCGTTGTATAAGTAGCAACGTATTCACCGATAGTACTTAAACTTTCAGTAACTGTTGCTAGAACAGCAATTCCATTAGCTTGTAAAGTCCAATCAATAGACAAAGCACCGCTGTATGTAATCGGGTTTAAAGCCGTTCCATAATCTAAAGCAGCTGTGAACGTCAAAGAACCTGCAGCAATAGTTGTAGCTGTAAGATTCACATCAATAAGACCTGTTAAATCATTGAAGTTGATTCCTGCCTCAGTTGGTGTAATCATATACATTGTAGACTCATCGAATAAACGGTCAAAGTCAAATCCTAACATAATCTTTTGCGTAGTTGAATCAGTTGCAAAAGTGAATGTCGGGTTAAATGAAGGGTTATCAACAGCTATTGGATATAAATCAGTACCTACTTTTGAACCTACTAAATTACCATTGATATCAACGATGTACACACCGAAATCAACACAACGATTGTTTTGTAATTTTCCAAGCAATGTTGGAGTTGAATCATCAGCCCAAAGTTCACCTGCAAAACTTCTTTTACCTTGACGTAAAAACACCATTCTTCCACTGTTTGCCTCTTCAAATTGGCTATCAGCTTTAGGCATTTCAACGTTTTCAAAGTTTGGAAGTGGGAACCATCTTTTTGTAGCATCTCTTTCGTTGATTAAATCCGCCCACGTTGGAAGTGGTGAAGTCAAATCAATAAAATTTGCTGTTCCATCAGCTCCAAACAATGGAACCATTATTAATTTACTTGTTACGCTTTGTAACGGTACGCAATTTGGTCTCCCAGTGTTGCTTAAGCCGCTTGCGCAATTACATCCTATACTCATTTTTTTTTGTTTTAATTAATTTAACATTTACAATTTTCCTTATACTTTGTGAGTGTAATTCTTAACTCAACCCCTGATAAATTTGCGTCCAAAATGTTTTGGAACATTCCGTTTTCTTGTTCAATACCGAACCTCGTAAATTCGATTATTTCCCAATCTTCAATGGTTTTAAAATTTCTATTTCTGTTTATGGTCTCAATAAACTCTTTCGCGAGTTGCTCCATTGGGTAAACAACTTGCGTAATGTGATCCGCAGTGTAATAATTAGCTACATCGGTCTCGTCTAAGAAAAATATTCTCACTGAACTTTCAATGTCGATATTGCTTTCACGCCCAAATTGTTTATAATTCAAAGAACCAAGCAGCCAAATAATTGGCGTTTTAGCCGTGACATCGTTACTTAAGATTGTCCATTCTCTGTTGGTTGCCTTTTTAGTTCCGTGAATAAAAAACGGTGTAGGTAGATTAATTATACCATCTAAATTTATTAAATCAACATTCTGACCTACTAAATAATTATCGAAATCAACCTCTGTTAAAACAAATACGTCGCCATCTTCGTTACGCACTTTCTTCCCTACACGTGCCCATTTAGTGTTACAGCTTAATGTTTTATCAACATCAAATGTTCCATCAATAGTTGAATCCATCTGAGAAACAACATTAGCAATAATAGTTGATAGTTCATTAATCATATCCAGTATGCTGTTTGTTTCTGAAAACCGTTAAAAGTGTTAAAGTGACCCTTACCGATATACGTTACCGTAAACGTTCCAAGTCCATCACCACCCGTAACCGTTACCACTTCATTAAGTTGATAATTACTTCCTGCTGCGTTAACTGTTGCTGACTCGATTAAACTACCATCCGTTAGAATATCAAGCGTTAAACCACTACCAAACGTAGCAGTCGTTGGAACATTTAAAGCATCAACATAAGTACTCCCTGCATTCAATAACTCAACTGTGACCGCTTGACCCGTTATAGCATTCATATTTACTTGTATGTACGTTTGAATAGCCTTATAGCTTCGAATTGCTTCGTTATACCTTGCGTAAATCATAGAATAAAGCGTGCTAACTGGTTCCGAATTTTCACTAATTGGTCGAACATTTCCGTACGGAGTCATCTGATTAATCAAATCTTTCGAGTATTCAAAGTAAATAAATCCCTTAAGCATCTCTTTTATACCCTCAGAAATTATCAACTGTCGAAACGTTAAATTCTCATAAAACGGATTGAATACCTTTAGAAAATTAGGTGACTGTGGCACGTTTGCCAACAAATCGGAATCAAATTCAGTGTATAAATTAGCCCCGAATAGTTCGATTAAATAACGCTTTTCGTACTTGTCGATGTAGTCCTGCAATTTAACAGTGTCATACATTCCTGTACTAAGTTGATATTTACCCTTAAAGTCAGAAATAGTTACAATCATGGCTTATTTTTTAAGTTTTCCGAACCCTCTTTTAAGGAATTGTTTAAGCATCTCACCGCTAATTTTGAAGATTGCGCCCTTCGGCAAGTGTTTCGATTGTCCGTTACCTTCAAATTCATAAATCACCTTGTCATCAAATTCAATCGTTGCGTGAACACCATCAGCATCCTTTTCATAATGCACGTCAATTATCCGAGTATCCAGGTCTATTTCTACACCTTCAATGTCTCTTTTTACTGTTAATTCGGCATCGTTCACGTTTAATTTAACGTTTAAATCCTTTTTTTTACGAGTCTTTCTTTCCATTGTGCAAATTTAAAAGGGGGGCTAAGAACTCAACCCCCGTTATTTTTTAATTATGGTGCAACTTCTAATGCAGCAATTGCAGTAGCGATATTCCCGTCAACGAATGCAGGATAATCATTTTCCTTAACATATTGAACCAAACGTGCCTCAGCAAGGATAGTAACCATATTACGTTGGAAGTCATCATTAACATAACCAACTTGTACGTTCATAGCCTCACGCATTCTAACGTTTGACTTAGTGAAATCACCTACTAAGAAAGTACCTGCAACCATATTAGTTGTAGAAACAACGATAAGATTAGCTACTCTATTAACGTCCATTAAGAACATTGGGTAAGTATACTCACCTGTAGCAGTCTTAGTCAATTGCATTGCTGCAACATCAGCAGGATTCAAAACAACGTGTGTTGGTTCGAAGTTAGCATTTTGGATTTGAGAAATAGCCACTCTAATAACATCTGAGATGTTTGGACTAACAACCGTTGCAGCGAATGTACCAGCTGAGAAAGTAACTGAATTAGTCAAGATACCATTGATTCCACCAACAGCACCGTTCAATAAAGCATCTTCGATAGCCTGGTCAATTGAAGCCATCAAGTCTGTATTGATTTCCGATTGAACGAAAGATAAATCTGCAAGCATTTCCTTTGAAATCTTTACAGTTCCTGCGATTTTCTTAACCTCTTCTGAGATTTCTTCGTAAGATGGTTGTCCCGAAATTTTACTACCTGCTTCATCTACCCATTCAGAAACTGTCTGAACTTTTTGAGAAATGTAAGTAACAAACTTAGAGTTTGTAATACCCATATTAACGATGTCACGTATCTTAATGATAGGACGAGCAATTTTAGATACTCCTGCTTCCAATGTAGATAATGCGATGTTACCAGTGTAATCACCATCGATAGTTGTATCGTACAATGCTTTAGTCTCTAAAGACATCATTCCGCCTTTTTCAGCAGTTTCTTTGATTTTGTCAATGTTAGAAACATACGCTTGAGAAATAGCTTCACCTAATGAACGTGGCTTACGCTCAGATTTGAAACCTTTTTCAGAGATAGCCTCCATTTTACCTTCGAAACGTGCTATTGCTTTTTCGATTTCTTGAGATTTTGCCTCTAATCCTTTAAGAGCATCTACATCACTTTTAAGGCCATCAAGGTCAGATTTAGTTGGCATTGTAGCCAAAGTTTCATTGAACTTAGTGTTGATTTTTTCAACTACTTGTTCTGGTGTTAAATTTTCCATACTTTTTTTTTTGTTTTTAGTTAAAATTTATTTATTACTTCACTCCAATTGAATGACTCAACTACTGTTATTGGCTCGATAATAGGCGAATGTTCTTTTACAAACGGTTCACTTTTTGCGAGTATAAGCATTTGACTATTCAAATATTTTAATTTCATTTCCATTTCATAAAGGCGTTCATCACTTCCCTTACCATTTGCGAGACCTTTAATAAGCAAATCAATATCATTCGAGATTTTAACCGCTTTATCTATCTTATCTTCGCTTTTCATTACGTCAACTACATTCGTTTCGCTATTCGCTCCAAACGTTACAGCAGAGCCCTCGTATAGTTTCACCTCTGTTATTAGATTGAATCCTTTAGAAGACAGCGAAGAGTCGTTTACCAATCTTATTTTATCCTGTATGTACTTAAATCCTATTGAATGTTCGCGAATAATTCCATCAGTATAATCACTTAAAGCGTCATCACCAATAGTTGAATTTCCTAATTGACCAACAGCAAATAAGCCATAATTATCCTCTTCTAATGTCAAGAATTTACCGATAGGTTTTTGCCAATCGTGCCATCTTAAAAATGCGATTTTACGGTTACTTGGGGATTCAGGGCCCCGCTCTAAAATTGACTTGGTAAATGCGCCTTTTTGGAAAACGTCATTATCGGCATCAAGATTATCGAACTTCGCTAAGTATATTGCCACTTGTCTCTTATCTGAGCTTATATCCTTTATTTCGGCTGCTCCTTTTGTTTGGTAGTTAGTTGATTTCATAGTTAAAACGTTTGTGGTGTTTGAGGTGTTTCAGGTGTTGCCGTTATCATTGATGCAGCAACAATACGGTCATATCCATAATAATTAACTAAGGTATTAACCGCTATTTCATTAGTCATTTGTCCCGTTGCAACAGCTGTGTTAAGTGCGATTATACCGTTCAAACCACCTACTGTACCTCTAAGTTCAGTTTGCGCTTGGATAAGTCCGTTTTGTTGTGCTTGTGCCTTATCAATTGGTTCTAAAGTATAGCCAAATTCAGCAGCATATTGCTCTTTTGTAATAACACCATCAGTTAATAATAAGTTATAGGCAGTCACTTTCTCAGTCAACGCTTGATATTCTGCTAATTCATCATCTTGAAGTACTGGCAAATGGTCGAAACACGCTTCAATGCGTATGCCTTCCTTATCCAATCCTAATTGATGACAAATTGAGTCATACATTTGCTGAGTCTCAGGAATAATTGTATCGGTATAAACCATACGAATACTATCCTTAACATTGCTAAACGTGCTACCCTTTTCACTTGAGAATAAGTTAGCATTCATTCCATAAGCGTCAATAATAGCCATTTTGTCAGCTGTAAGCTCCTCGAATAACATCAAATCTCTTGTAGGGTAACTCATCGATTGCCAATTAACTTGGCTTTCTGTGATTATTATTTCGTCTTTTGAACGGTTGTACCAATCTCTTTGGATTTCTCTTTTTTCTTCGGGAGTCATAGGAATTGCACCTCCAATATCACTATTCTGAGCCGATAAAATACCTATTGCTCCGATATTTTCTAGTAATACGTTACGCTTATGGTAACTCGCTTTGATGTTTGATAGTGGATATTTCAATGCATCGATTCTACTTGTAGGCTTAATAATGTTCATGCCGTCAGTAGTTGTTAAATAAATAACATCTTCGATAAGCAAAGTTTCGATTTCGTTGTCATCGTACTCAAACTTATAACCGTCAATAAGACCGTTCATATCCATTTGCTTAAGCGTTTTGCCGCTAGTTTGGATTTGTATCTTATTACTTGGTAGCGGAACGAACAAATTACGTTGATTAAACGCTCTTAATGGGCAATAACCGAACGCATTTGAGTATAAAGCATCATTAACAGATAGTGAATAGACAACATCTGACCAACTTTGAACAGGGTTTGGATGGTGAACCATATCTAAAAACCAATGTTCCGTGATTTCAACGTTATCTTTATCGTATAACTTCGGTATGTTTGAACTCATCATCGAGGCACGCTTATCAATAACGGCTCTAAACTCTGGAATAGTTAGGAACCACTCCCAAGCGTTGTTAGTGTCAATCCAAATGGCATTCTTTACACCCCACACTTGATTTTGTATAGGTCTTAGTCTATTGAATTGGTTTATGAATCTATTCTGTTGACCGCTGTTAACGCCAAAAAACGACTCCCAAAAATTTATCTCCATCTGAATTGATTAGAATTTAAGCAAAGTTAAGACAATTTTTTAAACATTGATTGAACAAATATAGATAATCCACTTAAGCAGTCTGGAGCATCGTCATTCTTGTTCTTACCTTCCTTACTAAAACTTAGTACATTTTGAATGAATAGCTCGGATTGATTGTCTCCATTACGTATAAAAATCATAGAATTCATTACATGAGCACTTGCCATTATTATGCGTGTTATCTTATTTTGCGTGTTATGTACTTGTAGTGTTTTCGTCCTTGTTAGCGTTCTAAGTTGACGTTCAAACATTGCGCCCATACTATTTGATTCAACCCTACAATAACTGACGTTCCATTTATCCAACATCGCAGCCGTTTGAGGTATCGTTATATCGGTATTATCACGTGTCATTAAATAGTCCACAATAAACAGTTGTTTCTTCACAATTGCACAAATTGCAACAGATGTGTAATCAGTACCTTGGTCTGATACGTCCACGTAGCCAAGACAACCTTCAATAGGGTTTGATTTCGTGATTTCGGCAAACTCCTCTTTTGATAAGAAATTAAGGTTATTAAACAACCTACCTTTCATATCTACGGGCTGCTGTTGGTACTCTGCCTCCCATATTTCGGGAGCTGTACGCTTCTTTTTTTCGATATATTCAGCTGTTGTCAATACGTCCTCACAAAATGACTCACCAGCATCGTTCATAGCACTAACAATAATGGATTTGTCGTATATCTTTGATTCAATATTACGCCCTATTACATCGTTTAAACTCCAACGTGTGCCTATATCAATACGTGCACAACCACTCTCAAATCTACTATCGTGTGTTGATTCCTTCCATTGATTGATTCGGTCGTTAACTGTGTCACTTAATGCATCCTCAATGCCTCTATAAAGGTCATCTGTTATCGCCACATTTGAAGCTCCAAACCCGATAATAGTACCACCAACACCCGCTCCAAAATACCCTACTTGTTTACTCGTATTAGTATTCCACCCTTGTAGGTTCGATTTGTCATCTGATAGGCTTACATTTGGAAATATTGAGCGGTATTTATCACTTTTCACTATTGCTCGAACATCATAGCTGAACTTTAAGAACAAAGTAGCCGTGCAAGTGTTACGCATTACACTCTTAGTCGGATTTTTTCCAATAGTCCACGCACAGAATAACGAAGTGATATACGATTTACCTGCTCTTGGTGGCATTGAAACGCTGAGACTTTTGATTGTTTTCTCTTCAATTTCTTGAAAAGCATCCGCTATTTCTTTTAAGAATGGTCTATTTACGAAAAAAGTACGGTCATAAGCCATACAAAACTCCCACAGTGAACGTCTTGAAAGCTCATTTCTAAGCATTCGTTTAGCGTATTCCTTACGTTCATTCATCTTCGTTTAATAAGTCCCGTAATTCATCTGTAGTGAGTCCTGACAAGTCTATTTCAGTGTTCGTTTGCTCTATTTGTTGAACGGGTGCACCATAAGCTGAATCAAGTACCGCCTTATAAGCATTAGTGTCCTCTTTCTCGATT